ACAATTGAAAGGCCAGGTTGGAGTTGATACGCCATTTATTATTACACAAGAATATTAATCTAACTATATGTTCCGCCACCGCTTCGCACTCTACCACCACCTCGCTGCCCTCTAATATCTCCGTCACCACCTAGACCGGAAAATGCTTCTAGCTGAACACCCCTGGCATCGGGGTTACAGTATTTGGAATCACTCTTACACATTGGGCCATTCTTTGGGCCGTATAACCACTCTGCGAACTGCGTCTGATCGCCTGGTATTTGAGTTACTGGATTTGTGACGAATTGTCTCTCAATCGCGTTTCTCTGGAATTTTGGGAGGGGGGAGCGGGAACGTCCGGAATCGAATGGAACACCGGAAGTCACATGCTCATTGGGGTGGGAATAATAACACGCCTCCAAACGATTGGGGGAATCGGCATAGTCGGTCATGAGGACATTACCCATGGGGTTGTTTTTGGTGGGTGCTTGACACGAATTCATTTCGTATTTAGAAACCCGGTTTAAATTCACCTTTACCATCTTCATCTTGTATAGAACGAAGATGACAGCGAGAACGGTTAACCCGAGGACATATACCCTTGGGTCACGTCGAATTAAAAATACAATACTACTGGCATAAAGAACAAAACGCGAAGCCGCGTTAATCCTATCCTCTGGTGATTGATCACTTGTTGGCCAAAATTCTGAAATTTGATCACGCCTGATGAGTTGCCGAGGGTCGTCGAACCAAGCTCTCATTTAATATATATTAAGGTTTAATTTTTGGGGAGACCGCCCATCATACCGCCGATCATTTTCATGAGTGCATCCTGGTCAATTTCCTGATCACCATTCTCAAGCTTATCGGCACAATCCTTCGCGAGACTTTCAATCATCGTGAGAGTCTCCGCGGGGATGGAGAGAATCGTGGTACCGAGCATATACAGGGTTTGGAGGTACTGCCAAGTGGCTTCCTTGGTGTTTACTGACATGATACCCCACAACGTGGCGAAATCCAGGTCCTTCAAAAAATCAACGTTTTTAGTCTCCTCCATGAAAAACTTTTCATCCCTTGAAGATAACTGCTCTGCGTAAGGAGTCATACCACTCATAAACCCATCTACAACGAGGCGGGGGTTTGTAGTCTTCAAGAGGTCGAACGATGTCAACATCTTCTTAATGCCTTTTTCCTCTGGAAAAGTCTTGTGCAATTCCACAAGAAATTGACCCATCATATCGTTGAACGCAGTAACGGATGCCATTTTCTTAATATAAACGTGTAATCTTTAAGTTTAGAAAGGATCACTAGATATGGTCTCCTTTTTACCTAAACCATTTGAAACTATGAAAAATACCAGTATCGCATTGAGCACGGCTGGTTTTGTGTATTTATTTAATTCTAATTTACCCTCATTATTGAGATGAGCTTTGAGATGAATATAACCAGCGGTTATGACACCCGCGATTAGGGCTGCACTGAGCGGGTCGCGGAAATGTTCTGACAAGGACTCCATTTAATTATAGGCAAGTTTTTTTGTACGCTGCTCTGGTGCGTCACCAAATAAAACATCGTCCTCCACTGGCTCCCCCTGAGGTTGTGGTTCAGGCTCAGACTCAGGCTCAATTGGTGCCTGAACCCCGTGGACAGTCTTAAATTCATTATTGAGTCCGAACTGTTCAATGGGTTCACTTTGTTCACCCTCCATAGGCATAGGCTCACCCTCACCCTCCTGTACTTCCCCAGTCTCCACCGGCTCCTCCATCGGCTCCTCCATCTCATCTAGGGTGTCATCAATCACATCGGGATCGATCGTGTCCTCAATATCACCATCTAGGTCAATATCCCGAGACTCTTGGGACATGTAGGTTTGGAGAATCTGTTGCACAGGGATCAATTCCTTGACAGTGGTTTCAATGGCGAGACAGAAGCGTCTGGTCAGGTTTTCGTCCCTGGCGTACTCACTCTGTTCATCGTGGAAAATATAGGGATCCTTGTACATATCCTTGGCAATGTTGTTGTAGCACGTTTGAATAAACACTTCATTCGTTGGGAGTTTGAGGGAAATCTTCTTGTTGTCAGCCTTGAGACGGACAGCCGAAAGAATCTTGGTGCACGCGACGAAAACCGCGGCGAGGAGATCGTTAAACCAGGCGCATCTATCCGCGATGTTATCCGAGTGTCGCTTGGACATCGCGTTAGACCAGTTGGGAACTTCCTTTAACAAGTTTTGGAACATAATGAGAACCTTCCGCCCCTTCGAAATCTTTACGGCTTCCTTGTACATATCGTCAAAAACTTCAATCATAGGTGGACACATGATGAGACATAACTGCCCGAGGTATTCCTTTTTAGCCTCTACGAGTACGTTCAAGTTGTCCATTTATGATTAATTAGGTTTTTAAAATAGTTATTTCCTACGCACCCCCCCTGTACTTATTCGCAATCTTCTTGAGATTCATCAAATTTGGGAGATCTACGTCATCATCATCATCTTCGTATACCTTTTCCTTTCTCTTTTTGGGTCTCGACCAGGAAATGTAAATGTCAAATTCACTGATCATCTCCACAATATACCCACCATTCTCGAACTGTCTTGATACATACCGACACGCTGCCGATCTATCAAAAACGGGGTACCCTATCAAAAATAGAGGTATCGTCAAAAATACTTGTTTATGACCCATCTCAGAAGACTTTTTTATCTTAGATGAAAACTGTTCGACTATCTTGGTATAAATTTCCTTCTTTATTTGTTTCTTCTTATCATCTATTTTTAGAAGATCATTGATGCTGATCATTACAATTACTCTAACTTATTTTTAGCCGCATCAAACTCACTTTTATTGGGCATGGCAGCCTTCTTGACAATTTCGAAATTGAGGAATTCTTTACCAGGGGAACCCTCAGTAAAAGCCTTCACATCGCCTGGTTTATCGGCATCGATTGGCTGGGTGCGCAGGGAGATAAGTTTAAGGGCATCACCCTTGGCCTCAAATGATGCAACTACGCTGAAACCATAGGAGAATCCCCCATTTTTAATGGTCATGAAAACACATTCATACAAATTATTCTCCTTTCCAGTGTAGTATTTGACCCTCGTAGTTTCAATGATATAGGTGGGGACACCTAGACGCTTGGAGATTTCAGCGTTCGCTTGAAGTACAAATCTCTCCATTGTGTCATGATCGACAATCGCCTCGGCCTCATTGTACTTGGAAAGGTCTGGTCTGGGATCGTTAAGTCGTACATAGTCAATGGGTTTCTTGTACCCTGACTGCCCGAATATTTCGACGAATGTCTCACGCCTGGTCATTATAATCACCAAGACGAAGAGAATCAAAATAATGTATAAGTTCTTCATCTTTACTATAGTGCGTTAATATTTTTTTACAAAATACCAGATAGATAATAGATGTCGCTGCTTATCTACAGTCCGAGATGTAAACATTCTATGGATATCATTGAATATGTGAATAGTCAGTCCCAGCTAAAGCAACTCGTGCAATTTCATAATGTGAATACACAGGGAATACCTAAGAACTTTCAGAACAAGATCACACGGGTTCCCACCATGCTCACAAAGAATGGAAAAATTCTAGTAGGGGGTGAAATAAAAAACTGGTTAGACTCTCTCTTACCCAAGAAAGAGATAGATCACGGCGGGTTTAGTGGGGGGTGCAGTATGTCATCACTCGACGGTAATGAGAAAGATCAAAATATGTTCTATTTAGATAACTATGGTCAGTCTCTACAACCCGCAATGACAAAGGAACTTGAAGAGAAAATCAATAGGGATGTGTCTAAGGGTTTGGCCTACACTGATGCAGATTTAAAGAATTAACGCGTAAGCACATTAGATATGAAGTTAGTTTCAATACAAGCTTCGGCTTTTAAGTCGACATTTGAAGTTCTAAAAGATATCCTAAATGATGTAAATGTTTATTTTAGACCAACAGGGATGTATATAGTTACGCTGGATACCGCCAGAACCTCCCTCATCGATATGTTTTTGGCAGCGGATAATTTTGAGGAATACTCGTGTGATCAAGAAGAAATCATCGCGGGTATCAACATTTCAAATACTTTCAAACTATTGAAAACTATCACAAATAATGATGTTCTTCAAATTGAAATTAATTCAAAGGAATATATGGATATCAAAATTACCAGTGAAACTAAGAAAACCAGTTCTAAATTTCAACTCAAACTCCTAGATATCAATGAGAGTCATATTGAGGTCCCTGAGATTCATATGTCAACTGTGACAACCCTACCCTCGTCAGACTTCCAAAGATTGTGTCGTGATATGTACAATCTCGGGTCTGAAATTGAAATCACACGGGAGGGTAAGAGTCTCAGACTCGCGTGTGAAGGTGATTTCGCCAATCAAGAGACATTCATCGAGTGCCCAGAGGAAAGCCAGAAAATTACGGGGTTGTATAGTCTAAAGTATTTGAATATCTTTACAAAGGCGACGAGTATGTGTGCGTCTGTGCAAATTATACAAGAAACGGGTAATAGATTTCTTATCTTGAAGTATAACGTCGCGAATTTGGGTGAACTCAAGTTTTACTTAGCAACTAAGGTATCTGAAGATCTGTAGTATGTTTTTCTAGGGTTGAGAGTACTTTCTTCATACCCAGTGTATTAGATAACACAATTTTAGGAAGATGCTCCTTCAATGTATCCTTGTCATAAAATAAAAAGTCTTCGAGTGAAACCTTTTGCTCGTGAAAATCACAACGTGGTCCAGCGTAACGCTTCACCTTTTCAGTAATGTTCTTCATAGGTTTATCATCATGATCGACCAACCAAGCACTACTCAAAGGGATGTGAAAATGCATAGTAGTATCTTCACCTACACCTGGTTTGAAATTAATGTCATTTGAGATTGCAGTGTATGCTTTACCGTTGTAGTAATATTTTATACGGAGAATGACATTTGTAATGTTTTGTGGAACTACGGTGTTTCGGAATTTCTTCCCCGTCGCGTGCACATAGTATTCGTCAAGTATTCCATCTTCCCAGTCTTTACTCTCATTTAACCAAAAATCATCCTCAATCATGTATTTTATATCATGATCCACCATGTATTCAATTTCCTCGGAAATGAGTGTGTAGTCTCGGGGTGTCATAATGTACTTGTAAATAAAGAAAAGGTTACTTAAAAGTTTGAGTAACATTCTTTTATAAAGAATGGAAGGCAACTTTTTAAGTAGGTATAATAATAAACTAGAAGAATGGTCAAAACAGATAGCGAGTGACCCGGTGAACACAAAAAAATACCAATCTGAAATGGCCGATTATCTTATTAAATGTCGACCATTTTTAAAACTACATGTTCATGATACTGATGATAATACTAATACAGATAACGTTTTCAATGTAAAAGAAACTGTTGGTCTCCAAAGAAAGGATATTTTTACAGATTATTTGGTGGAAGTGGAGAAGAAGAATATCCAACGACCGATAGTAAAAACAGCTGATAGGTGTAATAACTGCGAGGACAGTAATCTCCTCCATTTTCGTGATACCAGTGATCTTGTGTGTGAGGGGTGTGGTTCAATTATAGCAACTTTGATTAGTGAAGAGTTGACCTATAGGGAGGAACAAGAGACATCTGAGAAGATTATAAACTATTCGTACAAGAGAGAAAATCACTTCAATGAATGGTTATCACAATTCCAAGCACAGGAGACGACAACCATACCCCCAGAGGTTATGGAACAGCTTAGGTCAGAACTCAAAAAGATGAAGACTAAGAAGGTTGAGGATATTACACACGCAAAAGTGAGGGGGTTGTTGAAAAAATTGAGACTGAATAAATACTATGAACACGTACCCTACATTACAAACATTCTCAGTGGTATTAAACCCCCAAATATGCCACAAGAGTTGGAAGAATATTTACGAATAATGTTCAAGGATATTCAGAGACCATTTGATGATAATTGCCCAACGGAGAGAAAGAACTTCCTCAGTTACTCCTACGTACTGTACAAATTCTGTGAGCTTCTCAGTGAGGATCAGTACCTACAGTACTTCCCCCTCCTCAAATCGAAGGAGAAACTGTATCAACAAGATGTGATATGGAAGAAGATCTGTCACGATCTGAAGTGGGAATTTATCCCAACAGTTTAAAGACTCTCTATCCTAATTACATAATGTCGAAGTGTCCAAACTTCCCCGTGTGTGGCAAGATGTATGACCCGACACTGAAGGTGTGTGGTAGATGTTTTTGGAGATTCAAGAATGAAATACTAGAATTCAAGAATGATGAATGTCCAATTTGCTTCAAAAATACCGAGTGTGTAAAGTTCCGTAAATGTGAACATTTCATATGTCTCAATTGTCTCAATCTACGTCGGGAGTGTCCAAAATGTATAAAGACACCTAAGTGATACAGAAACATGTATAAAATAAACACGTATACATCGAAAATGCAAATTGCCCCATTCGTCCGCAACTCCTCGTATTTTTCATCCGATGGGAGAATCAAAATTCCCTCCCAAGATGTCTTACTTACGAGGGAGTCAAACTTTGAAGGGGAGATTCTGTCTCTCTATGAACGTCGTCTCGACAGCACACCTATCCCGGCTAGTGTGAAAGTGTCGACGATTATATCGGATCAACAGTCAGTTTACACTGCTTTCTATTACCCGGACGGGCAAAGAGAGCCTTACTATGGATGGACCGGGGAAGATGCAGAGAGATACATCATATCACTGTTTGAGTACAAACAAACCCACAATAGTTGGATATTCAACACAGTGCTGGAAGGTGATCGTTATGTTAAATATATTCTGGATTCGGGTCATCGTTTTTTCAATCTGATGTCCTTTCTGAACGATGGATTCAAGGTGAAGGGACGTTTGTGGTCGCAATGGAAAATTCACGAAAAACAACAATTCCTTTCCATCACCATTCAAACGACAACTTACACAAACCTGAACCAGGGTCAGTGTCGCGAAATTATGGATTTGGTCAATACCCAACTCAGTCTCAGTAAGGGGGAGCTCACGAACACCTACAGTCTCACGGGTGATGAGTGGCTAAAATTTGCGAAGGGTATGTTTATGGCAAAAACGGAGAGTTGTCTTACCAGTATGTTTGGGAAGAATGATCGGCAGCAACACCTCCTCAAATTGAACAACTTCGCTGAAAAGTTTAGGACCCTTTCAAGTGGGAAAGGGTCTACATGCACAGGTAACAACGATTATGTGAAGATCTGTTCGGGACTCCACAAATTCTACACCAAAGACAGTGATGTGGCTGAGAGTCGTCAAATGGACCTCCTCAACCATACCGTGAAGGTTCTCGAGTTATTTCCTAGAGAGCACAAGGGTCTCATCCAAGTTTTTGATATGTACCTGGTATTCATATGGGCCTTCAACCACAAACTCGAAGATGATGATAAAACGAGGGACTTTTTAAATGCGATTTACAACCCCATTGTTTCAGATGGTAAATGGCACAAGTTATGGCGCAACCCCGAGGTCAGTTCGGGACACGGAAAAGACGGTGAAAAGGCTATCATCAAATATAAGATATATAGATACTTTTGTAGTGGTTGTTAAATATTTTATTGAGTGAGTACTTTTTTTTAGAAACATCTTTTGTAAAAGATAAAGATCATTTTAATACCCAAGTAGAAATCTTTTTTTATAAAATTACAAATTATAAATCATGAACACTGAAGAAAACCAAGCCCTTTCCGCACTGTATGAAATAGAGACATGTGTACAAAATTGTCCACATCTAGAGAACATCAATCAAACGGACCCGGCTGTCCAGTACTGCATGCAACAGGCGAAGTTTCATCTGAAGACAGCCCACGAACTGGTGGAAGCAGCTGTTTTAGGTCCACAGACACAGTATGATGATGATCGCGTATTTTATCAAAGGCTCGCGCGAGTTCTCCCGCTGATGGTCCTAATGCAATCTTTCGAGTCTCCACCTCCCGCCCCGGTTGAAGAGGAAAATTTACCAGATACGCCGTCCTCAGTCCTGTCAAGTCAAGATATTTTCGAGCCTGTAACTCCATCCCGTCAGTCAGAGTTTTGATAGCCTTCAGTTCTAATATTACACTCTCATCTATAATAAGATCAGCTCTCAGTTGACCGACAACGTGTCCTCTAAACCTAACCAATATATGCCTCTCCGTTTCATACGGAATCTTATTCTCCCTCAATATAACCTCGACCGCGTTGTGATAGACTCTCTCACTATACCCAGGACCTAATTCAGAATAGACATCCTCCATCATTTTCTCTATATCATACTTCATTTATAAAGAAACTAATATTTTCTCTATATATGTTAAGATGGCCCCCACACCAATGAATGTCAATGGTGGGCGGACCAGTGTTTTAGGGAAACGAAAAAATACAAACAGTAATAGTAATAGCAATAATAACCAGGCACGTGGATACAGTAAACGTGAGGTCAATTTACCGAATCTATCTGGAGAGGGGGTCGGTATGAGGTCGTCGTGTGGTGGTATCGCGCGGTATATGAAGAGAGCACAAAAAATATTTGACAATGCGAGTGTTGTCTCTGCCTTTTTAGACTATAGTATACCAACCAACCAGTATGGTGTATTAAAAAATATAGACAAGATTGTGAAACAGAAAGGTGCACCAAATACATCTTCTAGAATTACCGCAACTAAACAAGTACATTTTTTCATGGTTGGTATGCGGGGTGAGACAGGTGGTCACGCTGTGAGTGTTTTAGTTGACCCCGGTGTATACACGAGTGAATTTAGAATGTGGGTATTTGACCCACATGGTGCAGCCTCGAGAGATTCTGTGTGGGGTAGAACTATGCGCCAAAAGATAGTACCAATCATCAAACAATTGTGGGGAATCACGAATACCAATAATAGATTGGCCAAGTATTATAATGGTCCAAATTTACAAGCTAACAACAATAACCGTGTAGGTGTGTGTACAACATTCTACGTGACTTTCATGGATTATATCCGAGCACTCGTAGCTGGACGAAACATAAATGGAATAACAGACTATGCGGCGATGAATAATATCGCTAAGAGAAAGTTCTTCTTAGACTTTCCACCAAATGTTCAGGGTTTAGTAATAGCTAAAAATAAGACCCGATAAACTCTCAGTGTATAACAGGAAGTATCAATGAATTTCAGAGTCATGCGTCCAAATATGATGTTAAGAAGACAACGACTGAAATTGTCTCATGAAGTAGTCCACAATTTGAAAGAGATAAGTAAAGTATCTTCTGTCAAGCAGTGGGAATATGCAGGTGGTATAGGATATGATAATTTAAAATTTACTACACCAACACGGGTTACATCAAAAAAACGAAATAGAGTCGAAACTCGTGAAATTGAACAGGTGTGGTATTCTAAAATATCATATCATACACATCCAGGGATTGGGTATCATGAGGGGT